AAAATAATTTCATTCGATTAAAGATTTTTATATAAATATTTTGACTTGTGGATAAAAATTAGTATATTTGCTTAAAAATAATAAATATGAAAGAAATTTATAAGATAGATGAGACAAATCACTGTGTTAGCTGTCCAGATTGTGGTCATAATTGGGATAGAGGTAATGTTTTGGATGTAATTATTGAGAACGACAAAGCCAATGGGATTGAAACTACTAGAGAGGAAGCTATCAAAAGAGCCAAAAGAATCTATGGATGGTCGGAAGAGAATCAAAAGCGAATGAGCAATTTGATTTTTATTGAATTATCTGATGGAGACTACAACGCTACTGGGATGGACGGGTATTACCAATGCGGTAATTGTCAAGTTGCATGGCATAGTGAAAGCGGTGAGAGAAGTGATAAATTTAAAGTTATGTTAACACAAAACGATGAAATGAAAGCACAGTTGGCTGAGATACTAGCTAAAAATAAAAAAAACTTATAATAAGATGAAAAAAAGATTAATATTCTTGGTTTTAATGCTAACCGTTGTTAGCTCATGGTCACAAGCAAAAGTATATGAATTCCAAACTTTTGATAAAAGAACACCAGATGGGTGGAATATTATTAACATGTCTGGTGAGGTACAGATAGATGAACAAAATAAAGAGATAATTATTATCACCGAAAAATTTATGCTTGTTTACGATGTTATTTCTAAACAACAGTTTATCAGACTTGATAGTTTTTTGTATGGTGCGTATGATTGGAGGGGAGAGATAATTAGAATAAAAATTGACAAATGTGATGAGGAATCAAATACCTTGGACTTTTATTATTATTCTGATGAAAAAGACATGAAATACTTTAGATTGTGTTTAACTAAATGTACATACGAGAATTAACCGTTTCATTGAATTTTAAACTCAACGTATGTGCAGATTTCACCAGCTTCAAACCCTTTTTCTAATAATAGGGGTAAGCTAGTGTCTTTACACCATGCATATATTGTGTGGTTTTTGTAGTGTTCTTTAACATATTCCCATCGAGTTTCCCAAAGGGTTCTAAAGATTCCCTTTCTTCTGTGTTCATCGTGGACCCACGCATCTAAAAATTTGATTTTGTTTTCACTTTCTATTTTCATAAAAATGTGACCAACGACTTCATTGTCTATCATGGCTATCCATGTTTCTATTTCTTGTCCATTGGGTTTTACGTGTACTATATTCACTTATCTTTTTTTGTAAATAAATATAGATAAAAAGTATTAATAACATTAAGTAAACATTATTTTTTTGGTGGACGTTTATTTGTTGATGTTTTTGGTTTCAAAGCCGCTGCTATCTTTGCTTTAGGGTGTTTTTTCTTTACACCAGTTGCGGACTTTTTCTTGGGTTTCTTTTTGTATTTTTTAACCTCAAAAATCCTAGTGGTTGTTTTCTTTAATTTTATCAAATAAGGTTCTTGGGTTAACAAAGACAAATCTAATTCCCATTGGAACTTTGAACGTTCTTTTTGTTCGGCAAATGAAGCTACCAAATGTTCTTGTACTTGTGCTTGGGTCCATTTGTTTACCTTGGCCAATTGTGCGAAACATTGGTATTGTTTTCCGATGGCGATGGCTCTTCCGATGTGTTTAACTTGGTGACATATTGGACACAATGAAATAAGCCCCACAAGCTTTTGAATGTGGTTTTCATCATCATATTCCCATATCTCATGGCATTCTACATTATGTTTGTATCCTTGGTTCTTTCCAGTATCGCCACAGATTTCGCATCTGTTATTGGCTGCTTCGTAGGAAATAAAACGTATCTTATCCCATTCTGATGGTTTTACTGTTGTTCGTACATTAGAGAAGTGACAGGTTGACGGGATTAGTTCTATTGATAACTTTGGGGTTTTTGTTTTTGCACACATAAAAATGTTTAATATAAATATAGCGTAATTTTATTGTGTATCAATGATATTTATTTAAAAAACACAGATATTATGAAATTAAAATTAACTGAGTCTCAATTTTCGAGACTTCAAAAAAATTTAAGTGAAGGTAGTGTTGATGACACTTATTCTAGAGAAGTTAAAGTTGTTCTTAACCATTACCCTAATACTACCTATAAAGGTATGGAAATCAACGACATGGTTGCGGCACCTATTAGATTGTCTTATATTATTGATATGGATATCAAGAGCTGGGGTGTAAGGGGTATTTCTTTGTCAAATATTACTGGACCTAGTGAGATTGAAACTGAGATTAATTTTTATCTTAATGATGATGAGACAAATGATGATGTAATCACGTTGGCTATCGATTGGAGTAAATTAAAAATGGAAACATATAACGGTGAGGGTGTTATTACAGTTGCTGACGAGGTTGAAATTAACCTACGAAATGACGAGCAAGGCAACCTTTTTGTTAGTGATGTAGAGATTGCTGTTTACGGACTTTAAAATTTTTTTCTAAAAATATTTGGTAGAATGAGAAATTATTCTTACCTTTGTATTCTAAATAGAAAAATATGAAAAGTTTTAAATTACATTTTTTAGTCGTAGCGGCATTTTTTATGTTGCTAACATCTTGTGAAAAAGAATATCCGTATCCAAGTGATAGCTATGGAATAGTTTTAGCACCGATAGATAATAGTCCAGCTATTAGTTTATGGGGTAAGTTTAGAGTTATTAGTGGTGTCATGTATGTGGATAACAAAGAAACTGGTGAACGTTTTGTATTTGACCATTTTGGTCCGAACAAAGACACATCTAGTCTTAGATGGGGTGGTAGCCAGTTCGACATCGAAACAATCGTTAAAAATCAAACTACTTACTCTTTTTACCAACCAGTGAATTATCCTGGTTATGGTAAGTTTGAATTGAACTCAGATTCGACAAAACACTATGCTGTATATTTTATTGGTCAAAATAAGACAATTGTAGAAGACCCAGTATATGGGATGACTCAGCAATTGATGGGTGGTTCAAGTAGACCATTTAGTGGTCAAACGGTTGATTATGCAAATAAGATTGTTAGGATGCAGATACAAGAGATGGAAGGGAGTATCAACGGGTACAACTGCCATTATTGGTCTGAATTAACGTTAGAGAAAATAGAAGAATGGTAATTAGATGCTAAGTGCTTTGCTAATAAGTTCTTCAGCCAAGGCTCTATCGCAATCAAAAATTGTTTTAAGCGTGTTTGCGAGGTTAACTTTGATTGGAAGCATGGAAGATGTGTTTGCGAGAAAATAAGGCTCGTGTCCATCTAAAACGATGGCACGTCTAAAACGATTTTCGTGTTTCACTCTGGCTATAGGGTAATTTCTTTGGAGAAACGTAACAATCATATTTTTATATTCTTCGTCAAACATAATAACTTTTTATCATAAATATTTTATGTTTCGATAATAATTCGTATCTTTGTAAAATAAATGAACAAACTAGACAACTATATTTTATTGACCATTTGTGAGGTTTCTTTAAAGCAATTTAAGAAATCACAATACATGACATTTGTAAATTATTGTGTTGGTATGGGTCACGCTATTAAATCGGGTAATTTAGGTACCAAAGAAAAATCTGTTTTAACTGAAATAATGAGCACACTTGATAAAATATACGGCTTAAGCAATGAGGAAGCTGGTGTTTACATAGCTGATTATTTCTTGTTTGAAAGAGATAAAATATTTCAATTTGAAAAAGCTGTTAGGTCTGTTTTGGAGTTTTACCCAATAGCGACTTCTGGTTAGTAGATTGGTTTAACCTTGATTAGTGCTTTTTTGTATTGTTCCTTTTTCATATCTAGGAATCCTTTAAGTACTGTTTTAACAAAAATAACATCCAGTGGTGGGCAAAAGATTTTTTCAGTGATTAACATGGCTTTATCCATTGCGTTCTGTGGGCTTCTGACATTACCACAGACGTATAGATAGATAACTACGTGGTCATCTGGGAACTCACGAGATAAAAATTTCCATATAATTGATGAATCTGTCATTGATTTTTGGTTTTGAATTAATATATTTATAACTATAACAAAAAACAAAATTTAAGTAAATGGCATTAGAGATTACAAAAGAAAATTTCGAAGAATTAGTACTAAACGCAAAAAACCCAGTACTAGTTGACTTTTGGGCCCCATGGTGTGGCCCATGCAAAATGTTAGGACCAGTGATTGAAACGCTGAGTGATGACAACAAGGATAATAATGTTACAATCGGTAAGTTAAATGTTGACGAGAACGGTTCAATCGCAGCCCAGTTTGGTGTTAGAGGGATACCATGTGTTCTTTTCTTCAAAGATGGTGCTGAAGTTAGTGGGACCAGAAAGGTTGGGCTAATGAGTAAAGACGAATATCAAGCGGTAATCGATGAATTATCATAAAAATTAACAACATTAAAAATAAAAAGGTCCTATTACGGGGCCTTTTTTTATTATTAAGATATTTATAAGTATGAAAACTAAATTAATAATAACCGAAAGCCAGTTAGAGCGTTTGAAGACTTATATACTTGAGTCAGATGTTCAGTCTAGCATTATTAAACAAATGAAAGCTGAATTAGATGCAAACTACACACCAACCGAACAATATGCTCGTGAGGGTGGAGAGTATCACAATATGCCTATGGTTACAGTTAAAGTTGACAAAGAAATCATATCACCAAAAGCTTTATTTGATTACATGAAATTTAAGTATAAAATGGGCGATGAGTTTACAAAACAAGTAATAAGTGATTGGATGTTCAACAAAATAACGGATGATTATAGTTTATCTAAAAACGTACCGATAAAATAACTAAATGATGAGATGATACTTAAGGAAAAAATACGGTTGGCCTTGCGAGAACACTACGGTGACTTCGAAACCTATTTGGAACATGAGTATGAAAACAAATTAACAGAAAATCTTATCGTTGGTGACCTCGAAAAAAAACAAGAATGGTTGACCTACAACCAAGTCATCTTAGAGCTGAAAAACAATCTTAAAAATATGCTCAAGGTAAAAGAACTCCAATACAAATTAACCGAAAATGTTGACCCAAACGAAGTCTGTATTGAAGTCATCGAACCCCTTAAAAACCAGACTAAAGAGCTAGAAAGACTGTATTATAAAATCCGAAATTTTTAATTAAAAAAAATTTATTTCTTAGTAGGTTGATTATCAATTAAAACTTAAAATCTTAACATATTAGTAAGGTATTATTGGTGGTTTCAAGATATTTATTATTAAATAACATTAAACTAAAACTACACCGATGAACGCTAATAATTTTTTATTCAAGGCAAGTCATGGTAAGAGAACTACATTAGACAAAGCTTATTATAATCACATTAATTATATCTTGGGCTCGCTAGATGAGGAACAGGAAAACAGGTGGGAAACTTATAACTTAGTAATTGAAGAATTAATAGAACAAGGAAACCTAGACTGCTTTAAAGAGATAAAATATAGATTGACTGATGGTGAAGACCCAAATAAAGTAATGTTGGACATCATTGAAAGGGAGGTAGATACCGTAACTGGATTGGTGTGGTTTTTGAAAAGAAGAATAGAAGAATACGTAGAAGAAGATTATTTTAAAAGATTCTTTATTTAATACTTGCCTTATCCATTTATTTTTTGTATCTTTGCGTATAAAAATAATACCATGAAAGAAAGTAACGTAACCGACAGGTTAACATATTTGGCTGAAATATTCGATGTATTTGAATGTGATGTGGAGAACTCTCAATTAGAAGAGAAGTTAGAGTCATTGAAGAAAAACGAGAATATGACATCTTTGGTTGCATCTCACAGCGGTGATGTGTTGGCAATTTTATCTTTGAAGCAAAATGACAAAGAGAGAACACTAAAGAAAGTTAGTGTCTGTTCTGATGTTTTTGCTGCGATGATTGCAGCTGACCCAACAGAAAAGAAAATTTATTTGCAGTGGATGCTTAACTTATTTTCACGTTTGATTAAAGATGGTAAACAAACCAGTACTGATGCAGCGATTCGTTTTGTTGAGGAGGATTTGCCACAAGCAAATAAATATTTAACTTTGTTTGAGGAAAATAAAAGAAAGCGAAAGTTTAAAGAGTTATGTGTAGTTAGTTACAGTTTGAAGGGTATTACAGACCCAACAAATATTAACCAATATAAATCTTTGTCACAATTATTTGATTCAGTTGACCCTTTTATTGAAAAGGATGCAAGTGCAATTGAAAGAAAGTTACAAAAATTTGTGGATGCTGGACAAGCGGTAATACCAGTAAAGGATAGAAAGTTTACTCTTTTCATTCCGAAGACTACAGATGCAAGTGTTGTGTTTGAAGATTTTGCAAACTGGTGTACGGCTAGAGCTGGAAATGGGATGTTTAAAAGCTATACTGAAAACCATAAAAAGCCGAATGGTAAAAAGTCTGATATTTATATAATAATTAATAACAAGTTCTTTGAAGGAACGTCAAAAGAGTTATATCAAATACACTTTGAAACCAATCAGTTAAAGGATAGCAGAAACGGACAAAACGTTAGTATTTTTGAAGATGTGATTAACCAAAGTGAAGGGATTTCAAATTTCTTTTACGAAGAGTTAATGGGTATGGCTAAGAACCATAGCAAAGGATTAGAGAATAACAGATATTTAGATTACTTGATTCAATTTGGATTTGCAGAAAGCCTTTTTGAGTTATTAGAAGAAACAACACCGTCAATAAAATTTATGACTAGAGAAATACCAAGATTACCAGATATTAGCAAGTTCAAATTGCTTGACCAGCTTATCATTACAAATGCTAAGATGGTTGAGTTGCACCCATCTATCGGTAAACTAACCAATTTAGAAATGTTGGTATTGACGGAAAATCGTATTAAAGAATTACCGAAGGAAATTGGTGCGTTAAAAAATTTACAGTTTTTAAACATTATCGGTAACCCAATAAAAGACATTCCGTCTGAGATTGCCTATTTAGATAAAAGCAATGGTGGGTCGCTACATAGAATCGGTGTGCGTGAAGAAGACATAGGAGCAGAGAATTATCAAAAACTAAAAGAGTTGTTACCAACAACATTTATTAGTTAAACAGATGAAAGGCTCCGAAAGGGGCCTTTTTTATTATAAATAAAACCAAAAACATTAAAGTTATGAAATGGAAAAGAAATGAAAAGTTAATTGAAGAACCAATAGTAGATTACTTAGAAAAATTATTTGATGCCGAGTTAGAAAAAGGGAGAACCTTAAAAGTATCTGTTGGTACTGACTCGCAAAAAGCTGGCAAGTTTACTTACAAGTTCGCCACAGTTATACTTATCACCACATCTGAGGATTTGGGTGGTGGTATTGTTGTGGGCCGTGGTGGTATGATTGTAGCTGCAACCTATTACCATGACTTTAAACAACACAATAGTAAAGAACTAGTAAACGAAAGAATGATATTTGAGGTTGGTAAATCAGTCGAAGTTGCGTATGAAATTGCAGCTTTGTTAGATTTGTATGAAATAAAATTAGAGATTCATGCTGACATCAACCCAGACCCAAAACACGATTCTAACAAAGCTCTACAACAAGCAGTTGGGTACATTTTAGGTATGGGATATGACTTCAAAGTTAAGCCAGATGCGTGGGCTGCGTCTACAGCAGCGGATAAAAAATGTTAATAATATATTTCCTTTGTGGGGTTCTGTTCTATATTTATATAAAAACAAAATCCCATGAAGAAATTTGCATTGATGACCAAATCTGGTGAGGTAATTAACACGACTTCGGCCACAAATAAAATAGAGGCCGCAGAAAATTTTGCCGCTATTAAAAAAATGAGTCTTAATAATTTGTTAGAAATTTTTGAGGTAGAACTGTTTATTCGATAATAATTTTAAACTTTTCTATTTTTCAGTATATTTATAATAGAAAATAAGATTTATTTAAACCTTAAAACATATGTCAAACGTAAAAACAGTTGCAACAAAAACAGTAAAAATCAAAGAATCTCATTTGGTTGATTTAATCGATAACATCGTAAACGAAGCTGTTGCTGTAAAAAAACAAGAGTGGATTAACGAACAAGCTAAAAAACAAAACAACAAAACTGCTGTTTTGGAAAGCAAACTTGCTGCGTTAGAGGCGAAAGTTAGCAGATTAACTGAAGGTAAATAATTTAATTTACTAAAAAGATATTAATAGCTAGGGTGTTACTACAACGACCCTAGCTATTTTATTTTTATAACTTTAATAAAAACTCAGTATATTTATTGTTAGAGTTATACATTATGAGTAAAGTTATAGAAAAATTAATTAAAGATGCCGAGCCCTTGGTATCTAGCGTTGAACGAGATGATTTCATCACAGCCAGCGAAAAAGCATTTGATTGTGCTTTTGACGGAACATCTAAGTTCCACCCTTGGAAATTTCCAAGTAAACTCCCTAAGAATTTTAAACTAGGTATTATCGTTGGTTCCAGTGGTTCTGGTAAGTCAACGCTATTGAAGAATTTTGGTATCGAAGAAACACCACAATGGGATTCAAATAAATCCATAGTATCACATTTTGAAAATCCAGATGACGCAATAAATAAATTGGGTAGTGTTGGGTTAAACTCTGTGCCGTCATGGTATAAACCATATCACGTGCTTTCTAATGGTGAAAAATTCAGAGCTGACTTGGCTCGTAAAATAAAATCAAATTGCGTTATCGATGAATTCACTAGTGTTGTGGATAGGACTGTTGCAAAAGCAGCCAGTATTTCATTGTCTAGATACATAAAAAACAATGGTTTAGAAAACGTAGTGTTATCTACATGTCATCACGATATTTTAGAATGGTTAGAACCAGATTGGGTTTTGAATACGGACACAGGTGAGCTGATGGACGGTTTTTTTTTGCCCGCCCACAAATCAAACTTGACGTATATCGCACAAACTATGATAACTGGGGAATGTTTAAAGACCATCACTATTTAGATGGAAATATAAACAAAGCTTCTAGATGTTATGTCGGTGTATGGGAAGGGAATGTAGTTGCTTTTGGTGCTACTATTACTATGCCTAGCGGTACGTTAAAAAACGCATGGAGAGGTCATCGAACTGTAATCCTTCCAGATTATCAAGGTATGGGTTTAGGTGTTAGGTTTTCTGATGCGATTGCTCAGATTCATTTAGACGAAGGTCATAGATATTTCTCTAGAACAGCCCACCCAAGAATGGGTTACTACAGAGAACATTCTGATTTTTGGAAACCAACTAGCAAGAACAAAAAATTAAGAAAAGATGTTTCGTTAGCCAATATGTATAAGGAACATTACTTTGACAATAAACGAATATGTTTTAGTCACGAGTATGTTGGATTACAAGCCTAAATTCTCACGCATAAGACGTTTAATTAGTTTTTTGGTGTTCTCGGTTGGTTCAGATGTTTTCAATTCCTTATCGGCTTCCTTTTCCATCTTTTCAAGTCTGTCGTAGTAGTCTGGAAATTCAGATACGTGGTCAGTTGCAATTTCAGTTGCTTTTTCTTTATCGTCAGTGTGTTCCATTTCGACTTTAACACCCTTTTCAATTTGGTCTTCGATTGTTTCTTTTGAAACATCAAACTTAGCCGCAATGTTTTTTACTGATAATTTATCTGATTTACCACCTTTTAATTTATTTTCCATAATTAATCGTATATATCTGGGTGTAATCTACCCCATTTTCTTATTATTACTCCAGCAACTGCGTTAGCTTCATTTTCAAATTCGCTACCGTCTGCACCTGGGTCTTCAGCATCATCAAATCTTCCGTCAATGTTTTGTTTGTGGTGAACTAATTCATGTGCTATTGAACGACAAATATCAATAATTGCTCTATTCTTAACGTATATTTTCATTCTTTTATCACCATTATTGTAATATGCAGTTGTTCTAATATCTGGTGTTTTTTCAAAAGCTAGTTCTACTTTAACATCATCATTGATGTCTAAACAATCTTTAGCGAAATTAACAAAATCAGCAACTTTTCTAACGTCACTTTCTTCTTGTGTTAGTAAACCTTCTCTAAGTAAACTTTTAATCATTGGTTTCATAGTTTCATTCATTCTAGGATATCTAATCATACTATCTCGAAAACCGAAATGTTTGTATTGACCTTTATTGTGTTTAAACCCAAAACTTTTGTAGAATTGAATTAATCTGTTTTTGTTACCACCAAAGTCACCAGATGGTGTCAAGGCAAGTATTTGGTTATTTTTGTCAGCGTAGTTTATTAAGTCTTCCATGATTTTAGACCCAATGCCAGTTCCTCTAAATTCATCTTTAACGATGATTCTAGACAAAACTAAACTAGTTTTATTTTCATAAATATCCAATCCAACTAAATAGTCACCGTATCTACCTTTTAAAATATCTTCTATCATGTTTATAAATATTAAAAAACCCACAAAAAATTGTGGGTTTAATAATTATTTACCTTTTTTAGTCTTTTTAGCTTGGACTACGATTTCTTCGGTTTCTTTATTAAAGCTAATCATAATCGTTTCACCTTCTAAGATATTCCCGTTTAAGATTTCATCAGCCACTGGGTCTTCAACGTAGTGTTGGATAGCTCTGGCCAATGGTCTGGCACCATAAGCTTCATCATAACCTTGTTTTGCTAAATAATCAATCGCATCATCGTTGATTTCAATCTTGTAATTCATCTCGCTAATTCTTTTTTCAAGGCTAGCGATTTCTAAATGAATGATTTGACTGATATCTTCTTTGTTCAATCCATTGAAGATAATCGCTTCATCAATACGATTAAGGAATTCTGGTTTGAATTTCTTTTTAAGAGCTTTTTCAATGATTGCACGTGCTCTGTTTTCTTCATTCAAGATGTTTGCTGGCGTTTCAAACCCCATTGTTTTACCGAATGAATTAACTTCTCTAACACCAATGTTTGATGTCAAGATAATAAGTGCGTTTTTAAAGTTCACTTTACGACCTAACCCGTCAGTTAATTGACCTTCGTCTAGTAATTGTAACAATAAGTTGAATACGTCTTCGTGTGCTTTTTCAATCTCATCAAATAAGATAACACAATGTGGTTTTCTTCTAACTTTTTCAGTTAACTGACCACCTTGGTCATATCCCACATATCCAGGAGGTGGACCAACAAGTCTAGATACTGAATGTTTCTCCATGTATTCGGACATGTCCATTCTAACCAAAGCATCAGAATCACCAAACACTTGTTCGGCCAATAATTTAGCCAACAATGTTTTACCAACACCAGTTGGTCCTAAGAAGATAAATGAACCAACAGGCTTGTTTTTATCTTTGATTCCGATACGATTACGTTTGATTGCTTTAACAACCTTCGTAACTGCCGCATCTTGGCCGATAACTTTACCCATAAGGGTTTTGTCCATTTCCATAAGTTTCTTGCTCTCGTGAGTTGAAATCTTATTCAAAGGAATACCAGTCATCATGGAAACAACTTCTGAAATTAGTTCTACACCAACTTCGGTTACTTTACCATCTAATTTAGACTGCCACTCAGTAGTTGCTTTTTCCAAAGCTTCTATTATTTTCTTTTCCTCATCTCTAAGTTTAGCAGCCTCTTCGTATTTTTGTTTTTGAACGACTTCTTTTTTCTTTTCGTTGATGTCACGTTTTTTGGCTTCTAGGTCTTTAATGTTTTCTGGTTTTTCAACACTAACATTTGTACTAGCACCAGCTTCATCCAATACATCGATAGCTTTGTCTGGCATAGACCTTTCCATGATGTAACGAGCAGATAATTTAACGCATTCGTCAATAGCGTCTTCGCTATATTTCACCTTGTGGTGTTTTTCATATTTGTCCTTAATGTTCATAAGGATAATTTTTGTTTCCTCTAATGTCGGTTCTTCAACAAGTACTTGTTGGAAACGTCTGGTCAAAGCACCGTCTTTCTCAATGTTTTCACGGTATTCATCAAGTGTTGTCGCCCCAATTACTTGCAGTTCACCACGAGCCAAAGCTGGTTTGAAGATATTTGATGCATCCAAAGAACCACTTGCATTTCCAGCCCCTACAATAGTGTGAAGCTCATCAATAAACAAAATAACATCTGGGTTGGCTTTACATTCTTCCAATATTGCTTTCATTCTTTCTTCAAACTGACCACGATATTTGGTTCCAGCAACGATAGATGCTAAGTCTAGTGTGAAGATTCGTTTACCATGTAACGGTCTAGGTGCTTCACCATCTTGGATAAGTTGGGCTAAGCCTTCGATAATAGATGTTTTTCCAACACCTGGTTCTCCGATAAGGATTGGGTTATTTTTCTTTCTACGAGAAAGAATTTGGGAAACACGTTTGATTTCAACGCTTCTACCAACAACTGGGTCTATTTCACCCTTTTCAACAGCTTTTGATATGTCTCGACAAAAATTATCCAATACTGGCGTTTTTGTTTTGGTATCACCTTGTTTTTGTTTTCTTCTCAACGATTCGTTCGTTTCCTCTTGTTCGTCATTACTTAACGCACTGTTCTTGATTTCATGTTTATTCATATCCTTTATTGCTTTTAAAAACTTATTATACGTAATCCCAAGTTTAGCCATCATTGTGTTAACTGGTAATTTTGCCAGTAAGATACCTAACATAACGTGTGTTGTGTCAATCATGGTATCATTTAATTTTTCACATTCAGCATCTAGCGTTTTAATGATTGCTTTGGTTTCGTCTGAAAACGGCAGTGTTCTTCTGCTGGTTGTTGGTGTAACTCTCGGTGTTAAATCACTTTGTCTTAAAAACTCAGCAATCCTATCATATAGGTTTGTTAAGTCAATGTCTAAGCTTTCTAATGTCTTAACACATTCATTATCATTGTCTTGTAAGATAGACAAGATAATATGTTCTGGTCTAACTTTAACATCATCGAAAGATTTCGCCTCTTTTACTGAGTGACTCATAATAATTTTAACTTTCGGGTAAATCTCTCTGTTCATAACTTTGGTATTAGTTTTTCTTTTAGCAAAGGTACTAAAAGTTTTTTATAAAATCAACTTGATTCTAAAGATAAATATTCGTATCTTTGCATAAAATAAAAAGTATGAGTACAAATACAGCACCGAAATTCGGAAAAGTGGAGCTTTTATTTAAGAATAATCTGAAACCAAATGACTTAACTTCAGTGGTTAAGTTAGAATTTTTGGATTGTGGTTTAATGATAACTGGAGACCACATCATCGTGATTATTGATGAAAGAGATGAAATAAATAATACACTGACTAGCACGGGTAGGGTTTTTAATCTAAAGGAAGTTTCAGCGTACAAAACACACGCACAATAATAAAAATAAACATAAACAAAATGATTTTAAAAAAACAAGAAAAAGAAAACAAAGTCAAAGCAATCTATTCATCTTCGAATATCTGTGCTTCAACGTATGATAAACAAACACAAAGTTTGACTATCATCTTTAATAACGGTGGACAATATGTTTACGAAGGTGTATCTGGAACAGACTACGCTAGATTCGAATTAGCTGATAGTCAAGGTGCTGTGTTTAATACACATATCAAGAAATATTCTTTCAGCAAACTAGATAAAGTTGACGTTAAGGATATCTTGGTTGAAGTGGATTCAATCAAAAATGCTGAGGATAAGATTAAAATTGATTACGCCATTAAATTGATGGTGGATAAAATGAAGGAAGTCTCTCAGTATTATGACACAACTGGAGATGTTGAGACTGGATTGTTGACAAAGCTTAGAGAAGCTATTGTTGAATATGATAAGACTATTGACTCAAAAATCGATAAAGTTAATAGTTAATGAAAAAATTGATTCAAATCGTTTCTTTTTTAATTCAATTAATATTTGATAAATTTAAAAGAAAACGAAAATCTATTTGGGATTTATAAACTAAAAAATACAAAAATGGGAAAAACAAGAGTAATTGCAGCTTTAAAAGCACAAGCATTGGCCGACAAAGAAAAAGCTTTGATGGCATTAGATTTATTACAAAACAACGCTGTTGGTATTGGTGACCACACAGCAAATGATTTTTTAAAAGACGCTACGGAGTCATTGAATCTTTTAGCTGATGCTGAAGATAGGTTAGAGATGATTAAAAAACATTTCACCAATGAATAAACTGGATAAACAATATACAGATTTACTTCAAGACATTTTAAATAACGGTAGGGAAAAGACTGACAGAACGGGTACTGGAACAATTTCGGTATTCGGAAGACAAATCAGACACAAGATGTCAGAAGGGTTTCCTTTGTTGACGACAAAGAAGATGCCATTCAAAACCATCGTAACAGAGTTGTTATGGTTTCTTCAAGGGCGTACTGACTTAAGATATTTGTTGGAAAATAATTGTCATATATGGACAGGTGATGCTTATAAAGTATATGATAAAGATTTTGATAGGGAACACCCACCATTTAGTGCTCCTTACCCAACACGTCTTACTGAAAAAGAGTTTGAAGAAAGGATAATGTCTGATGATGACTTCAATAAGTGGTATGGTGATTTGGGTCCAATTTATGGTAAGCAATGGAGAAAATGGGGTGGATGGAAAGATACCAAACAAACAGGTTTTTTACACAAAACTGATAATGGTTGGTCTGTTAAGTGGAGCGATTTACATTCATTTGCTAATGGTACTGAGTGGTTAACAACACCAATTCTGTATTCTGACCAATCTTTTTACAGTGATGAAGATGAAGGTAAAAAAGTTTACTATAAAAATATAACACTTGGTTATAATGAATCTTTTTGTCCAATTCAAGTTGCTAAAGTAATTGATGATAAGTTTGACAAATATGTTGGAGGAGTAGACCAAATCCAAAATCTAATCAACGACCTTAAAACAAATCCAGACTCAAGACGATTAATGGTCAATGCTTGGAATGTTGGAGAATTAGACCAAATGGTTCTTCCCCCTTGTCATTATGGATTTCAAGTTTATACAAGAGAGTTGAGTATAGAAGAGAGGAGAAAATTAGCAAATCACGATTCAGAATTTATCTCACCAATCACAGTAGAATCTTGGGATAGAGCTAATATTCCAAGTCGAGCAATCTCTTTAATGTGGAATCAACGTTCAGTAGATACATTCTTAGGTTTACCATTCAACATTGCTTCTTATGGATTATTGTTAATGATGTTAGCAGATGAAATGAATATGGTTCCAGACGAATTGATTGGAAACTTGGGCGATGTTCATTTGTATTCAAACCATATTGAACAAGCCAAAGAACAAATTACCAGAGAACCAATGAAATTACCTAGGGTTCACGTTAGGGATGGAATCTTCTGTTCATCAATACAAGATGTTTTGTTATTTGACTACGAATCACACCCAACAATTAAAGCACCTTTAAGCAACTAAAATGAGTAGAAATGCAGCAAAGGTAAGAAAATTGGTAAAAGAATACAAGAACGCAACCAATAAAGAAATATGGGAAGGTATTAGAGATAACTTTTTATTTGGTTTTATTGGTGCCACTTTGGTAGTCTTTATAGCAACTAGAACAGATATAGCGGTTTTGCTAGGTTATATAGTGTATTACATGTTCATGGGTAAGATAGTTAACAGACCAAAATACGTAACAGACTTGGGTCGACTGATAATCTTTCCTATACCATCAGCACTTGGTGCCTTCTTGGGTTACAAGTTATCATATGTACTTCTAGGGTTATTATAAAATAAAGCATCATATGATGCTTTTTTTTGTTTTTGGTAATATTTATATAGAAACAAAAGAATTATGGCAAAAATTAATGACATACATAGCATTATAGTACCAGCTCAGAGTCCAAATCTTTCAGCACATACTTATACAGAAATTTATGGTGGGACCGCTGGTTGCACAATTGCAATAAACGGAGTAGTAGTTAACGTTGCTTCATCTTCAAGTTTATCAATTTGGGTTAGAAGTGTCAGTGGTGGTACTGGTTGTTGGTTAATGGGTGAAAACCAAGATGTGTTCGAAGGAAGTCCAACATATAATTAACAACTTTGTAATAAACACGGATATTTATATTAAAATAAAGAAACAAACAAACAAATACGATATGAAAAATAACAAAATTAACCCAATTGGTCTTAAAGGAAACGAGATTAATGAACGTATGAGAGAATTAATGGGTATCAAACCTATTAATGAAAATAAATCAACATCAGTTGTTGAATTATCTAAGATTGGACCAGATGGTAAATCTTACGCAATCGTAAGAGAAAATCACGAATACTTTATCAAAGTATCTGAGAAAACATCTAATTTATTATCTGAAGATTTTAAATACATTGGTGGTTTACAAAACAAAAAATCAGAAGCTTATCCTTCTTACGCTAAAGCAATCAAACACTTAAACTTGAACTTCAAGTCATTGGCTGAGGCTTATGGTAAAGGTGGTGATATCAACGTATTTAAAAATGATAACCTTATCACTGAATCTGGTGTTGCTGGTTTTTCACAATACGGTGGAAACGGATTTTCTAACGAAGGAAACATGGAACACAACACTCCAATGTTTGAAGGAAAAGACGAAAACAAAAATAACCCATGGGCTATCTGTACTGCTAGTGTTGGTAGAGAAGACAAAGAAAAATACGAAGCTTGTGTTATGGGTGTTAAAAAAGAAAAAGGTATTGAAGAGTCAATGACTGAAGAAGGTTACATGGAAGAATGTGGTTACATGAATGAAGATGTTGCTATGACTGAAGTTGAAGAAGCTATCGATAGAATGTTAGAAGAAGAAGACGAATTAGTTGGTAACCAAGGTAAATTGGATGTTGACCACGATGGTGATATTGAAGCTGATGACTTGGCTGACTTAAGAGCTAGTAAAAAAGTTGATGAACATCATTTGTCTATTGCTAGAGCTATGGAAAACTTGGACGCTATTATCGAAGGTCTTAGTGTAAAAAAAAAAGTCCAGTAACTAATTTAAACGAAGAAACAAAATATAAGTTGAAGCTAGCCGCACCAGCGGCTCCAGCTCCAGCTGAACCTACTACAGAACCAGCCGCAGACGCTGGTTTTGGCGATTTTGGTGGTGAGGAACCAGCGGGTGAAGAATCAGCAGCTGATAATAAACCATTTGATGACGAGCCATTTGATGCTGGTGTTGAGGCTGACGAAGATACAGACCCAAAAAAATTCATTGAGCAATTAACTGGAAAGTTAGGACAATCCCTAAGAAAATATACAGAAGAACAAGGTGGCCCAGATTTCGAATTAGAGAAATTTGCCATAAATTCTCTATTGTCTGCAACTCACACATCTGAAATGGATGAAGAGGATAAAAAAGATATAATTAAAAAAGTAAATACAGCTGGAAGTGATGATTCAGAAGATTCTGATTTGGGTAATAATGACGATAATGCCGATAGTGGAAACGATGGCAACGATGGGGGTGACAATGGGTTTGGTGATGATACTGAACCTAGTTCTGGGGGCGATGAAGAAGGTTTGGAAGAATACCATATCTACGAAAATGAAGACCTATTTTTAGCCAACCCTAAGAAAAACAATATGTTCCAAGAAGGTTCAAATGACATCTTGGATGAAGAAGCGGATAGATGTACTAGAATTGCAAAAAGCAAATATGATGTATGGCCATCGGCTTATGCTTCTGGTGCTGTTGTTAAATGCAGACAAGGTAAAATTTGGAAAGGACTCAAGGAAGAAGATTTAAAAGAATTGGGTGATTTTAAAAACATGACCGATGAACAAATTGATGAAGAATGGTCAGAAAAATATAAAAAAAGCATAGATTGTAATAACCCAAAAGGCTTTAGTCAAAAAGCACATTGCCAAGGTCGTAAAAAACAAAATGAATCTATCGAAGAAGCGGCTAAAAAAACTGACTTTTCAAAAGAAAAAGAAAGTGGTTTACATGGTTGGTTTTCTAGAAGAGGTGGTGAAGGAAGTCAAGGTTGGGTAGATTGTAATACGTGTAGAGACGGAAAATGTAAACCCTGTGGTAGAAAAGATGGTGAAGAAAGAAGTAAATATCCATCATGTAGGCCAACACCTAGTGCTTGTAAAACAAAGGGTAAAGGTGATTCATGGGGAAAAAAAGCTGCTAATGAATCAGATTTAACTATCTATGAAAACTATGACGGTGAATCGAACAATTATATGTTTTGGTTAAACCTTAAAGGTATTCATGATGACGCTGTTGAAATGTTACATATGGATAAATCGGCAGTTGATGAATTGATAGAAAATGGTCACCAATGGGCTTTAGAACATGTTATTACATCTAAAGATGATATTGAAGAAGTTTATCATTTTTTAGAAGGTAATTTAGAAACCCATAATATGATGGAAGCTCATGTTGGAGAATCTAACAATTATATGTTTTGGTCTAGTCTTAAAACCATAGCACATGCTTCTGGTAAATTATTAGAAATGGATAAAACTATAGTTGATGAAATACTTTCAAACGGTCATGGTTGGGCTATTGACCATATAGCTACATCTAATGATGATATGGAGGAAGTTTATCATTTCTTAGCAAATACATTAAATGCTTACGATGGCGATACTGAAGGTGGTTACGAAGATGAGTACGGAAATGTAGAAGGTGGTGAACTTTACGAAGGTAAATACGATGGTAAAAAACTTGGTAAGCCGATGAAAGGTGACGTTAAAAAATTTAAAGTTTACGTTAAAAACAAAAAAGGAAACGTAATTAAAGTTAACTTCGGTGACCCTAACATGGAAATCAAAAGAGATAACCCAGAAAGAAGAAAATCATTTAGAGCTAGACATAAATGTGCTCAAGCTAAAGATAGAACAACACCTAAATACTGGTCATGCAAAATGTGGTCTAAAAAACCTGTGTCTAAAATAGTTGAAGAAAACTTGATTAATACAGAAAAAAATAGTATCTTTGGAAAAAATTACTTTGTAAATAAATTACATGAAACTTTTAACCAAGAAGATATGACAAATGCAGAACCACAAACAGCACCAGCACCAGTAAAAACTCCAGTAGTTAAACCAGGTGAAGCTCAACCAGTTCAACCAAGCAGAAAAAATAAACCATTTTTGCCTATACCAGAAGTTACACCAGACCCAAAGGCTAACAACAGAGATAATACACAAGCATAGTTATGAAGGGTTTGTTTTTAATATATGTTAATTTAGTCGGTAAGGATTACAAGGGTAATTTTATTTATGAATTTATCTTTTCTGATACTACGGCCAACATTGACGGTGAGGAATGGGATACATTCCCAGCTTCTGGTAGACCAGAGGCTCCGCACGACAATTTTATTAAAAACGTTGGTAGGTTAGAGTCCGAACTTAATTTAGATGTAATCCAAAATAGTGATACATTTGCTGTTTGGGATGCTGTTGATGGTGTGATAGCTTTAGCTTGGGAAAATATTAACGCATATGATGCTTACCCAGAAAAAAGACTTTGTTTTAAATTTGGTGAACCGATTGAGGAAGTTGAGACCAAACTATATGAAAAAGACCTAATACTAAATTATAAATTAAAAAACCATGGACAAAAATAAAATTAAAGAAGACGTGCTTGGTGCTTCTACTGCAAAAAAAACAACAGTAAACATCAATAAAAAAGATTTAGGTGACCCTAAAGTAACCTCTAATATTCAAAAACTAGGTACAAATGTTAGTGTTAACGTTGTTGATGAGCAAGAAGTTGAGGCTGTTATTGCACCACAAGACCAAGCAACTATCAAGTATCTATCTAACGTAAAAGACGTTGAGACGGGCAAAACATCTGAACCGTTTACTATTGCTGATAAGAGATATCAAATGGTTAGAGGTATAACACCATCAAAAGAGGTTGTTATGGCTGTTTATTGTTTTGATGATATGAATGATGCTGGTGAAAATATTATTCAATCAATAGAGGAATTTGAAAATAATGTGGCTAAACCAATGTTGGAGAAAGAAAATGTTGGGGGTGAGGAAAAATTTGAAGAGACTTACGAAGGATATAAACATTATTTGGTTAATAAATCAACAAACGAAATTAAAAAATTTAAAACAATCAGTGAGATGCTTTCTTGTGAAAAATCTGGTGATGAAGAATATATGAGTGTTGGTAACTTTAAGAAGTACATGAATGAAAAATTATTTGGTTCTTCTAGAAGAAAAAGCGAAACATTAAATGAAGTAGGTGTTACTGGTGAAGAAAGCGATGAGGAAATGAACCTTAAAGCTAAAAAATTAATGGATATGATAACTAAACGTATTCCAGCTAATATTATTTCAACAATAACAACACCAGTAGCTCAAAGAGAAGTAATTGCGGCATTTGCTGAGATGATAGGTATTCCTAGAAATGGTTTGTCTACCTTGATAAGTGGTTTAAAAGACATTTCTAAACAACAATCATCTGTAGCTGAATCAAAGAGAATTACCAAAAATCAATTATTAGAATCGATGGGTACTAGAGATGTAATAAAAACAATCAAAATAAAAGACATAAAATAATGGCAGATTATAAAAAAATAGCTGAAGATGCTTTGAAAAAAGCTAAATTAGCTAAAGAAAATTTATTGCGTAAACCTACTCTAAACGAAAGCGTTGTTTACCCAGAAGGTCTTAATGAGAGAATGCACCCTACTTTAGAATCTGAATTAGCGGAGCGTAAACACTCATTAGGTAAACACCCAGTTTTCCCAGAAGGTGATGAATGTTCGTTTGAACAAAAAATTATGGGTGAAAGATTTAGCGAAGTAGCTAAACGTTACAAAAGAGCTTTTGATTGTGATAGTATCGATAACAGTCAGTTGATGAGCGAAATGATGCCTTTGGTTCATGAGTCTATGGCTTTGGAAGCAGAGCATAAAAAAGAGTTAGAAAAACTAGCTGTTAGAATGGTTCGTGAAGAATATAACATGGGTGAAGACGTAGTTGAAATCCACGCAGAATTGACTCCTAACATAAGTTTAATTGGGACCAAGAAAAACCCTAAGCCTATGGCTGTAGAAATGCAATTCAAAGACCATGATGCTATGGTTAACGCCAACGAAGAAGTTTACAAAAGACGATTCCTTAACGCAATGACGCAAGGTGCTGCTAAGAAATGTAGCCACATGTTCCATATGGTAGATGATGAGTTAACCGATATGAACCCAAAACTTTCTAACAAATACGCTAAGATGATGGCTGCGGCTGATTACATGTACTATGTTATACCTAAAATGGATAACGGTACAACTGGTGGTGTTGTTAGAGTTCAGTTCCCTAATAAAAATAACACTAAAGCCGTTATTCACGTTCAAGCAATGGTTTTCCCAGTGCTTATTCATGAGTTGGTGAAAGGTGTTATGGAGTTGCTTTCAGCACATGGTTTACCTAAAAACAAAAAGACTGGTGAATACGTAATCAATAAAGCAGATTTCTTGGCGGCTGAGCCATGGGATATGAGAATAGGACCAGCATTGTGGACTAGATTTACCGATGCAATCGAACCAGATGATTTCGAATTAAAACACCATGTATACTCTGAAATGGCTGCTTTGCCAGTAAGAGAATTCAATCATAAAATGAGAGAAGTTATGGCTGGAACCAAGGAAGGTAAGAAGATTATAAAGAACATCGTTAACGAAGTTAGAGAAGGGTTAAAAGAGGATGAATTCAACGAAGCTATGAACGAAATAGGTAGTTACGAGGAAAAAAATTCCGTTGGTTCAGATGACGCTGAAGGCTTTGATTTTAAAGAGCTTATGGGTGGTTTAGGTATCGATGATTCCCGTGGTCATTCCGATGATGGTGAAGACGATGAGGAAGGATTCGAATTTGGTGAATTATTCTAAAATAAAAACACATAATAAACATTTAAAGGCTCCGTTTGGGGCCTTTATCATTCCATACAATCAATTTTACTTTATTTCAGCATATTTATAAGTAAAAAACAATATGCTAACAACACAGGAAATATTTAAAGAATATACAAGGTGTCTGATGAATCCAGCTTACGCTATTGAAACGTATTTGGAAACATTCGATAAGACACAGGAGGGTTTCGTGCCTTTCAAGTTATTTCCTAGACAGAAGGAGATTATTCTCGCATACGAAAAACATAGATTTAATTTAGTAACAAAACCTAGACAGGCTGGTGTGTCAACAACAACTGCCGCATATATGTCAATAAAAGTTGGTTGGGCTGATTCAGATAACCCAGAAAACATTCTAATTATTGCAAATAAGCAAGAACTTGCTTTTGAGTTTTTGAGCAAGATTAAGGACTTCTTAAACCAATTACCTAGATGGGTTTGGGGTAGTGACTATTATGGTAATGCTAAAAATGAATCTAAATCAATTTTCCTTACTGATTCTAAGAAAGAAATTAAACTACCTAATGGTAGTCGTGTAAAAGCGGTGGCAACTTCTAAAGATGCACTTCGTGGATTTACACCTACTTTCCTTATCATGGATGAGGCTGCCTATATCGATAACGGTGCCGAAGTGTTTGGTGCTGCATTAACCGCATTAGGTACTGGGGGTAAAGCAACCCTAATTTCTACACCACGTGGTATGGATGCCTTATACTACAAAACCTACGACCAAGCAAAGAACAAAAAGAACAACTTCAATATTGTTGAGATGAAGTGGTATGAGGATTTGCGTTACAACAAAGATTTAAGATGGGTTAGAGGTGAAGAAATTGAAAAAGAAATTGAATTTACTTTTGATTCATACAACAGATGGTTAGCCGATGGGTGGAAACCAACCTCGTCATGGTATGAGGAAATGTGTTTAGGTATGAACAATGACGCTAAGATGATTGCACAAGAGCTTGATGTATCGTTTATTGGGTCTGGTGGTAACGTAATCAATGAAGAACACATCGAACAACAAAATAAAACTAATGTTATGGAACCAAAGGTTACTTTTGGTTCTGAAGAAGAAACATGGGTTTGGGCTGAACCAATAGAGGGTCACCAATATATAATGGGTGTCGATGTATCCAGAGGTGATGGTGAGGATAGCTCTACTATCGTTATACTTGATTTTACGACTATGGAACAGGTTATGGAGTATCAAGGTAAGATACAACCAGATTTACTCGCACAAATCGTTGAGGAATATGGTGAGAGATACAAAGCTTATACTGTGGTCGATGTAACTGGGGGTATGGGTGTTTCAACCGTATTAAAACTTCTAGAATTTGATTACAAATTATTACATTATGATAATGCGAATGGAAAGATTCTGTCTGCTAGACAAAGAGAATTAAGTTCTTACGATAAAAATAACAAAATACCAGGTTTCCACGCAACATCTGTTCGTTTACCAATGATTTCTAATTTAGAATATAAGATTAGAACCAACGGTGTTAAAATACGTTCTAGTAGAATGATTTCAGAGATGAAAACATTTATCTACAAAAATGGTAGACCAGACCATATGGAAGGTTACCATGATGATTTACTTATGGCCATGGCTATGTGTTTATGGGTTATTGAGCATTCATTTAAAAATCTAGAAAGACTTGAAAAACAAACCAAAGCTATTTTGAATAGTTGGTTGGCTGGTTCTAACAATAAAGCAACAACAACTGTTGTCAATCAAGAAACTGGTAAAAAAGAAACAAAAATAAACCCGCAACATACTGCATATCGTAACGCTCAAGACCCTAGAGGTGAGCACATGTGGTTATTTGGTGGTATGAATAAACAAAGATAATAGAAATGGGATTAGGACAAAAAGTATTTACATTAAAAAGCGGTGGGTTTGACCTGTATAAATGGTCACCTTTACCGAATGATTTAACAAAAAGAAAAGGAATGGCGGCTGGTTCTGCTAAACCTTATTTTTGTAACGCAACTAGCGGTTCGCAAGGTCAAGATTGGATTTCAAACTATTGTTATAACATGGTATTGAATGTTGGTCAACAAGAACATATAGCATACGTTGAGTGTGATTATGTTCAGTAACTATTTAATTTCCTAAAAAAATCATTATAATATAATAAAAAAACTTATGGCAGATAAAAATTTAACAATATTTCAAAGATTGGGTCAAGTATTAGGCCCAGATACTGTTAAGCTTACACAAAAACAACCTACACAACGATATAATATCGGTAGTGGTGAGTTGCTTAGAACCACAGACAAAGGTGAGTACGAAAGAGCTAAATTACAAGCCCAACAAAACAAATTATTGGGTAATACATGGAAAAAGGTAGAGAGTGGTTTATTTCAACAATCTATCAATTACGAAACAACACGTATCGGTTCATATTCTGATTTCGAGGCGATGGAGTTTTACCCAACAATTGCAGCAGCATTAGATGTAATGATGGAAGAATCAACTACGGTTAATGACCATGGTAGAGTACTTAACATCTATTCTGATAGCAAGCGTGTAAAAGGTATCCTTGAGGATTTATTCTTCAATAGACTTGATATCCATACATCATTACCAATGTGGACTAGAAACACATGTAAATACGGTGATAACTTTGTTTACTTGAATATCGATGATAGTCACGGTATTTTGGGTGGTAAACAAATGCCTAACTATGAAATGGAACGTAGAGAGGCTGGTTTATTTGATATGGTTTCTGGTAGAGAAATTCCTAGAGAAGAACAAGCTACGTCTGACAAAGTTAAATTCTTCTGGAGAGGTCGTGACGTTGAATTCAATTCATGGCAAATTGCTCACTTCCGTTTATTAGGTGACGATAGACGTTTACCTTATGGTACTTCAATCTTAGAGAAAGCTAGACGTATTTGGAAACAACTTATTTTATCTGAGGACTCTATGTTAGTATATCGTGTTACTAGAGCACCAGAAAGACGTGTTTATAAAATCTATGTCGGTAACATTGATGATGCGGATGTAGAAGCATACGTAAACACGATTGCTGATAGATTTAAGCGTATGCCAATTACTGACCCACAAACAGGTCAAATCGATTTACGTTACAACCAATTAGCAAATGACCAAGATTTCTTTATCCCAGTTAGAACTGAGGATGCACCGAATCCGATTGATACTTTGCCTGGTGCTAGTAACCTAGACCAAATTGCAGATATCGAGTACTTGCAAAGAAACTTATTTACAGCTTTGCGTGTTCCAAAACCTTTCTTAGGGTTTGAGGAAGCGACTGGTGATGGTAAGAACTTAGCATTGCAAGATATTCGTTTCTCTAGAACTATTAACCGTATTCAACAATCAATGCTTCAAGAGCTTAATAAATTGGCTATTATCCATTTATATATTTTAGGTTTTGAAGAGGATTTAGATAACTTTACAATTACACTTAACAACCCATCGACACAAGCTGAAATGCTCAAGGTTGAACATATGCAACTTAAAGTTACCCTTCTTAAAGATGCGGTATCTGATATTGGGAATGGTTTTGGTACAATGTCATGGACACGTGCACATAGAGATATCATGGGTTGGTCTGATGATGAAATCAAACAAGATTTACTTGAACAACGTATGGAAAAAGCAGCTGCTGCTGAATTGGCTAATACTGCTGGTGTTATTAAACATACTGGAATGTTCGATACCGTAGATAGAATCTATGGTGATTTCAAAGCTGCTCTTAACGGAGGTGGTGCTGGTGCCGAAGGTGGCGAAGGCGGTGCTGAAGGTGGCGGTGGAGGCGGTGGCCTAGGTGGTTCATTCGGTGGCGGTGGTGTTGGTGGTGAAGACCTAGACTTCGGTGATACAGAAATAGAAGGCGGTGCTGAAGCGGAAGCTGGTGCAGAGGCTGGTGCGGCTGAAACAGGTGCGGAAGCTGAGACTGTTGCTGAATCATTAAAAAGAGTTAACAAGCTATTAACAGAGGAAAAACAGTTATTAAATAAAAAACTTAATCAAAGAACACAGAAATATCAAAATAGGTGGGTTGACGCTCTAGTAGAGTCAGTTAAACCAGACGCTAAAAATAAATCTGAAGAAAAAGTTAAAATTTACGACAAAAACGTTAAGATAAATGAGAGCGTTGATTCGATGATTAGAGATATCGATAAAATGTTAGACGAATAAGTCTTTTTGACAGAAACCATAATATTTATTAATAAAATTAAACATATGCAAAATTTTGGTAAAATTACAAATGCATTCAATGGTGTTTTAGCCGAAGGGTTGGTATCGAAAGACAGCAACA